TATTCTGCCCCATTGGCGAAAGGGAAGTGGTTTGCGCATAGGTCGGGACGGTGTTTCCGGACGGGTCAGTGTAAGACCCGTTTTGGTTGTATGTCGTTGACCCATACGGCGAGTACTGATCGACGTTCTGCAACGCAGCCGTGTCTGCAGCCGTCGCCGCGTTCGACGTGCTCTGTGCCTGCGCGGTTTCGGTCGCGCTAGGAACCGCTGGAGTCGAGGGTGCCGATTTGCCCAATGTCGTCCTCTGCCAACCATCGCGCCGCGTCCCTACGCAAAAGTCCGTAAGAAACTGCGTCGTCGTCGTCGAAGACATCCGGATGGAGGCCCTCGAGATGGAAGCCAAGGCGGCAGAGGAATGCCCGGGTGGGCTGGTTCGTGGCCTTGGTTATCGCCGTCAGCCGTTTGCATCCAAGCTGGAGAAACGGATATCGCATTATCGCCCGCACCGCTTGCGGGGTAGCCCAACGCTTCGTCGCCGTGACGAAACTGATCTCTATGTCGGGCGGCCTATAATGGTGGAAAATCGCCGCCGCCGCAAGTGTTTGGTTGCGGATTATTCCGATCGCGCGGGAGGGTCCGAAATCCGAGACGCCGATCCTGTCGCCCGCCCACTTCGCCAGCGCGGCGTCGTGGTTGTAGATCATCAAAGCGCATTGCCTCCCTCCAGCCGAAGATCCGCACGCAGCCACGAAACCGGCTGCGTAGCGGCCACAGACAGGCCGAGACCAACCGCCGTCCCGCTACCGCCGCCAACCCGCCAGCGGGTATCGACAGTCACCTCTGACGACCACGGCGACGTGTTCCAGGGCGATGAATTCCACGGCGATCCTATGCCCGGCGTGACAACCGGAATCGGGATATTTAGCGCCGCATAATCAAACCCAACGTCGAACGAATAGGAGATGCTTCCGAGTGACTGAATCACCGGCCGAACCGCCGTTATCCGCTTGCGTTGGGCGCTGTTCAGTTTGTTCCATGACTGTTGCGCATTTGCTATGATGGGGCCTGCGTTATCCAGGTTGCCGGTGTCTGCTTGGTAGACCGAGCCATTCGCGCCGCCAAAATACAGCAGATCGTTAAACAGTCCCCAGCAGTTGGCATTCATCCCGACATAGCGCGTCCATGGCTGCGTCGGCAGACCGGTATTGCACACATGCTGGTCGAATGTGCCGTCCGGGTTCGGAACGTTGAAGATCAGGGACCGGCCGCGCGGGTAGTAAAGCGCCTGCCAGCCGAGGGCGTTCTTGTTCGCCTGCACCGCGAGTTGAACGGCCTTCGACACCTTCGACCGGGGCGCCATCTCGCCCAGGCGGAGCGCCGTGAACATCTGTTGCAGGGTCACATGATCATCGTACGTCGTGATGAACGAATCGCCGCCGTAGTCGGTCACCGCACGCGGACTGACAGGCGGGCTGATCCGGTATTCGCCGATCAATGACCAGTTCGACGACAGCGACGGGTCGTTTCCTTCGAATAGCAGAGCGTCCCCGGACGACATGATGAACACGGCATAGTCCAGAACGCCGTTTCCGCCGTCGTAGGAGGAGGTGGTCATGGCGATGAGGTTGCCGCCTCGGGGGCAGAACGCAGACAGGTCGTAGAACGCGAGCGGCCCGTTGATCGAGTTCAGAAGGGCATACCAGAAGCCGGTCGAGTTGTTCTGCCAGAAGAAAAGCCTCTGCTGGTATTGCCAAACTCCGGCCAGAGTGCTCGTTGTCACGCCGGTGAATGCGGCGGGCGACAGAGTTGTCCCGTCGAAGGATTGAACCGAATCGGCGCCATTGCAGAAGAATAGGCGATTAAGAAAGCAGCACGTTTGCCATTGGTTGCTCTGGAAACTGGAACCTAGTCGTGTGGGCACCCCTTCGCCGCCGATCGCGGCGAACCCGATGGCGCCGAGGCCGATTGCCAGCGAGCTGCCCGGGAAGAATCCCGAGCTGATATCGAAGATCGAACCGCCACAGGCGGCCAGCAGTTTGCGAGTTCCGCCGGCATCGTATTCCGCAAGCGTCTGCACTGGGGTGGCGCCCATGCCAGTCGCGAATGGCTGAAACCCATTCCGCACCACGACGCCGCCGGCATCAGGGAACCAGTTGTCCAGCAGGATCGCATCGAGCGGGTCCATATCGTCGAAGTTGTCGCGCGTGTTCCACCCCTTCGTCGGCGCTGGGATGCTAACCGGCGAGGCGATTGGCGCCTGCGCTGCGGCCAGTCTCTGCTGGAGAGATTGGATGCGGGCCATCAGCGCGCCTTGAGTAGCGCCACTTCGGCAGATAGCTCCTGAACCGCCTTCCAAAGAACCGGTATCAACTGGTCTGGCCGAATGTGCTCAGTGCCGTCTTCACCTTTGACGTAGGCCGCCCAATCCATTCCGGCAGGGGTCGCGGACTTGATGCTGTCGGCCGCAAAGCCCCAATGCGTCCGCTTGCCAGGCCGCGGAACCTGCTTCGTGACGGTGACGGTCTTCTGAACCATCCGCGGCACTTTATGCGTGCGTTGGACCATACGGGGTGGTTCATTTTTAGCGGCCACGTTGACCATCACGGGTTTGCCGGTCGCATCCACGACGCCGACCGAATCAAAGATCGGTCGTTCGACCTGCTTCGACGTCTTGACAAGCGTTGGGACGCCGTTGACGACCTGGATTTCCTCAACATCGGCTGTCACAGTCTCAGTGGCCTGGGTAGCCTGGGTTTCCTGCGCCTCGACTACATCAAAGCCGCCGTCTTTCCATTGGAAGGTGATTGGCTCGATCGCCATAACTATTGGCGTCGCGGGCGGCAGCGGCTTGATGTTGGTTTTCAGCGCCGGGTCGGATGTCTGGATCGCGCCGTTTACGGCCCAAAGAGCGGTATAGCGGGCCGCCGATCCGCCCAACACGTAGGCGTTGTCCGCGGTCGGCACGATGTTATTCGTCTGCAGCTCGCCGAGCGCAACCTCTCCAGAAGATGATATCTGGACTTGCCCGCCTCCGTTAGTCAGCGTCAGGATGCCGCCTGTTTCCTCGATGTATGACCCAGTGGGGTTCGTCCCCAGCGGGAACCCGCCGGCATTCGTCGCGCCAAAGTAGATGCGCTGGTTCTGGGCCAGCGTAATCGCTCCCTGCCCCGTTCCGATCGCGGCGGTCGTTAGGTCAAGGCCGATCGTCATCGGGCCGGAGGCGGACAGGAAGGCGTCGATGGCGGCGCTGCCGTTTGATTGCCCGCGCAAAATTATCCACGGTTCACCCAAAGTCGCTGTGGCAACGGTGCGGGTGGCGTTCCCTACGAAGTTGATCGCCGCGATGTCGTGGCCGTTGTCCGTGCAGTCGATCTCGATCGGGTTGAGATAGACCCCAGCCGCGCCAGCCTGCATGTCGGCGGCGTAAGCGGTGATGGCCGGATTAGCCAGCCATGAGGTTGCGCCTGATCGCGCGCTATCCACGAAGCCGAGAACCACATAACCCATGCAGTCACCCTGGCCGTAATTATCGACCTTGGTGAAATGTGCCGTTGCGGCAGTGCGGCCGGTGTTACTGGATGTGCTTTGGTTCCACCCACTCTCATTCAACAGGTAGTCAAAATACATCGAGCATTCAGGGGTGTAGAGATAGCCCGTGGACGGCTCGCCCAGCGTCGCTGCGCCGGAAATCGTATAAGGGAACGCCCAACCTATCTGCGACAGATCCCCAGTGAACGCCGTCGTGATGCTACTGTAATCCCCCCGCGAGGCTGGCGCGTTCGTTGCCGCGGCGGCAAGGTTGCCGACAATCTCCTGCCGCGTGGTAGATGTGGATCCAGAATCTAGCTTGCTTGCCCACAAAGCATTCCACTCGCTGGTAGGCGGGACATACCCGGTCGTCCAGTTGGGGCTCGAGGGCATTATCCGATTACTCCGCCAAAGCCTGTTTCCGGAAGATTCCAGGGGCCAATCAGCGACAACTGGTTGTTCGGCGTCAGATCAAGGATCGCCGCGCCGCCATCCTGCGCAACGGCCTTGTCAACCTGGCGTTCGTATTCGTCCAACTCCTCCGAGTAGGACAACCCGAGCCGACGCAGCAGCCGGTATTTCAGCGACAACCGCAGCAGGTATTCGTCCAGCACGCCGGTGTCGGTGTCGGCCTGCCACGAATTCTGCGGCGTTCCGGTATAGCTTTCGCACCAGCCATTCGACACGTACTCGAAGACCAGTTGCGAGCCGTTATCCAGCGGCAACGGGTCGATCGAGAGGTATTGCCCCATCGGAACGCCGGCTGGCGAGCGGATCGCGCGGAACCGATAGCGGCGCTGGATCGAGGCGCGGCCGATGACGGACGACTTGTAGAGCTGCCACTGCTGCGGCGACTGCGGGCCGCGCATCGACCAGAACCGGGACCGATCCCAGAACGTGTTGTCGATCGGGCGCTCAAAGTCGGACGGCAGCGGGTAATCGGACTGGCCGAATACGAATTGCCCACCCCCTGCCGAAGTGGCGGCCATGTTGATCGTGACGGTGGATGATGTGACCGCGGTCACGATGGCATTGTTCGGCACGCCATACCCGGACGCCTGCCAGATGCTGGCGGACATCCCGGCCGTCGTGGACAGCCCGGAGATCACGCCGAAGCCGCCGACATTAGCGATCGTCCCAGCCTGTTCCGTGAGTGCCGCCGTGGTGAAGTCGTATTCCCGGATCATGCTGACCCAGCCGCCGGGTGGCCGTCGGGCCAGCGAGTCGCCGGCGTCGTTGGCAAGTCCCAGCAGCATGACGGCGGTTTGGTCCGGGTTCCCGACGATCGCCTCCGGCACCGCCACCGGGGCGGTTGAACATGCTGCCTGGCATATCGACAACAAAGTCATCAGGCAGCCGCAGGTTCGCCAGCCAAGTGATCAAT